TAAATTAATATTTGATCCTGTAAAGGCATTTACAAGCACATCATTAACCCTTCCCAATTCCTCTGCTTTAAATCCAAATCCAGCCATAATATTTGTAACAATGTTTGCAGAAGTTCCCATATCCATCTGAGCTGCAGCAGCCAGTTGGAGAACTTTTGGTGATGCTGCTAAAATAGTATTTGCATCCAGTCCTGCCATACCCATAGCCTTCATTGCATTTGCTGCATCAGTAGCTGAAAACTGGGTTGTCTTTCCAAGTTCTTTTGCCTTTGATCTCAGCTCTTCAAACTTATCACCAGTTGTTTTTGTAACAGCACCAACCATGTTCATACTGGTCTGAAAATCAACTGCAGACTTAACAGCAAGCCCACCAAATGCAAGGATTGGTGTTGTTATGCCTAATGTCATCTTGTTACCAACATCATTCATCTTCTGGCCAACCTTTTTCATTTTAGCACTAAGCTTGTCATCCAGCTTAAGTATGACACTTAGATCCCATTTTTTCGCCATTTGCCAACCTGATCAACACCATTAAACCAAAATATCAAATCTTCAACTTCAAGCTCCATAACATATTCTAGTGATCCAAACACTGTTGCAACCCCCCAAATCACTTCTTTCCAGTTTGGAGGGATACTGACAAAAAATCACCAACCTTTTCAGCCAGAACAACCATGTCTTCAGCATCAATTTCCTCAATTGATTCTAATGGTACATTTGTCAATGCAGCAATTAAAGGAAGCATCTCATGCATCCTTACTATGCCAGCCATCATATCATCTGTCATATGTTTAAAGTCTTTTGCTCTCATTCTTCTGAAATGAAGCTCAGAAACCTCATTCACTTTCCCTGTAGGAATTTTATCAGGTCCTAATTCTGGAACCTGAATTGGAAATTTTAAATCAACCTTCATTCATACCTTTTTGATGTTGGGTAAATGCATCTAATTAGCTTTACTAATAATTATTGATAGTAATACACCAAATTATTAGTAAAGCCTTTTAAGTTGCTTTTATCTGTTAAAAAATTACTGAGCACTCTCAACCCAGTTTGCTCCAATGAAAGTTAATGGAGTTTCACCTTCACCAGCAGTTACCTCAAAGTTGCGCATACAAGTAGCATTTGCCATTGTATAGGCTTTACCAGAACCACCAGCAGTTTGAAAGATGACAGTGCCATTTTCTCTGATTGCTGCCAGATCGCTTAAAGACACATCATCACGATCAGTGATTGTGACTTCAAGCTTAGCAACTACTGGTTCTTCAGTAAATCCATGAAGACCACCATCACCAAGCACTTCTTTCAACTCCATATTTGGTTGCCCAGACAGACCAATACCAGAGGCTTTTGCACCTGACTTATTGAGTAAAGGTACACCATTCACCTTGACCTCAACCCTTCCTGTTATTCTTGCCATCTTTACTCCTTACAAGATGAATTGGATCAGAGCAGCGGCAACTCTGAACTGGTTAATCAAATCAGGAGGCAGCAACACATTTACTCTGTTCTTGTCTGCAGTATCTCTCTGAACCACTAAATTTTCTTTAAAATCATCAAAATTTTCAATCAATCCATCATTTGCTAACTCATTAAACAATGCCAAAATCTCTTGTTTAATTGTTCCTGGAGTTGCTATGAATGATCCAGGTTGTACTGGGAACCCATCATCAGCCAGCTTGAACCTTGGCAATATAAATCTACTCAACATCCTTTCTTTATAGCGATATCTTAACTCACCCAAAGTTGCCAGAGTTTGCACATCCAAATAAGTAGGATCTATCAAGCCAAGGACATTTGTTTGATATGTGGTAATACATCTCTCAATCACAACCTTTCCTGTGCTTACACGAAACGTAGCAATCCCATCATACAACAAAGTATCTCTTTCAGCTCTGGTAAATCTATTCTCAGTTGGAGGAGGCAATATGCCTTTCAATTCCAAGAAATGCAAAGGTCTGGCAGGATCATTGTTAAGATTAAATGCTGCCACAGCACCTAATGCAGCTGCCCATTCTTCTGGGCCTGATGGTGAATCATAAGCACCCATAATTGTTCCATGAGGACTGTTCCTGGTATTACCAAGAGTTGTGCATTGAGCTTGAGTGCCTCTCTTTGCAGAAAACATATGGCCTTGCTTGTCTTCCAAAGCTGTAAATCTATCAGCCAATTCATCCTCAATTGATGTCAAAGCAACTGCCTCAATGTAAGGCTGTACTATATACTGGAACACCTCATCCTCAATAACTGACCAAGCATCATCCAAAGAAGGATCAGTGGCACCAGCAGCCATAGAAGTATAGTGACTATACATAGCTGACACAACACCTATTCCAGAGAATGTTGGAGGTACACTTTGCCCTTCATAATAATTAAACCTGACGTTGATATAATTACCAAGAGTACCACTATTCTTTGCAGTAAAGTACAAAGAGCCATTTGCATTACTAGCTTCAAGTGGACTACCATCATCAGATGTAATAACAGAAGCATAATGAGAAGCAATTGCCATACCTGAATCACCAGATGCATATGCATATCTATACTCTTTGCCATTTACCATCATATAAATAGTGCCTGTTCCAGAAGCAGCAACACCATCAAGCATATCTGACCACTGAATTGATCCAACAGCAGCAGTTCCAGCTATACCTGACCCCAAACACATAGCAAATAATTCTGTGTTTGGATTATTCTTTTTGAACACATTACACATCCTTGCCAATATTGATCCTGGACCAAAGAATCCATCTGCCATTGAATCATTTGAGATTGCAACAAGAGTATCAAATGACATATTACCTGCATCTGTTTTTTGACCCAGCAACAAGACTTTGTGTGGGTTCTGTGCAGATGATGACAATGCTCTACTAGGATCAACCTCTCCATATGCACCTGGAGTCCTCATTGAATCTGGTATGTTATTAAAAACAATCATGTTTTATTCTCCTTAATTTTTCTTTTTGGTGAAGTGGTTGTGGCTTCAATATCATTAACAATAATGACATCACCACATTTAACACGTCTTCTCCAGTATCTGCCAGTATGACCACTCCATTCAACAAGCTCACCTTGTTTCTGTAGCATACCATTAGTTCTTGGGTGACGCACAGTCAGCCCATCTGCAGGCTTTACTTTGATTTGCATCTCAATCTCCATTCAATTTAAAACCAAAACCAAAACCAGTGTTATAACCTCCAGGATTTGGCACATCTTTGAAGTCCAAAATGGAATCCATATCCAATAAAGTAAGGTCAAGTGGCAATCCATCTGGACCTGTTACTGGAACATCCTTACTTGGGGCTAAAATGTACTGTGTATATATTGAGTTGAGATCATCCAACCCAGTTGTGTCAACTTTCTGATTGATCCTAAACCCTACTACAAAGTCAAATTGATACCAAAGCCAAGCAGCATTGACATCTAGTATCTTACCACCACTGTATTGGACAAGATCCTCAACAACAACACCTTCTTCACTAGCCATATCCCAACCTAGCAAAGCATCAAACAGCTCTTGCCTGATATCAAATAAGGAGTCATATGAAATTATTCCTGTCTTATCTTCCTGAGAAGTATTATTTTTTAAAGCCACAATAACACTGAATACCTCAGACAGTGATTGGCTAACAGATGCATCATAATCATTCTTAATTGCATCCTCTGAAATTTGGACAACAAATGCAACTTCATGCAAAAGGGTATTCTCAAGTGCCATACCTAATTCTGCTGCACCAGCTATGTAATCACCAAATCTTGTTATGTTTGCTGCTCTCAATCTCACTACAATAGGTGATATTCTCATCTCATCCTCTTAATTGCATTAATCATTCTGCGTTCCAAATTCTTTGTGGCCTTATTGACAGCAGGCTCAAGCACAGGACGTTTATCCATATTCTTTGTACCTCCTTCAAGATACCCTGGATATGGTGGCTTTCTTATGTTTGATCCTGTCTCAACTTGCATAATTGCTTCAGTCACTTTTGTTTTGATACTTCTTTTGTAATGACCTGAATCAACCCTTGGTGGATTGCCAGGACTTGATGCTGTGTGATATCTTTGGGCCTTTCCTTTCTTGGATTTGCCTCTGGCATACATTTTCCCTGTTGCTGGTGAACCTTCCATCAGTTGGATCATTATATTTCTTATCTTTATGCCTGTGTCCTCCAACTCAGCAAATATAACTGGGACCATCTTCTTTGTATACTTCTTGATGCTGATTATATTCTTATCAAAGTCAACACCCTTCTCAAATTTTATTTGCATTATAAACTTGCTCCTGTTCCTTGCTCTTCAATCTCCTCCAGTCTCAATCTGAGATACTCTCTTCTGCTGTCAACATCTTCATATCCAATTATCTGGAATAAATTACCAACCACACCTTCTGTTTGATCAAACCCATTGCCAAATCCAGCATCAAATTGACCAATTGCATCACCACGATTTCTGAACACGAAAAAATCAGCCTTCAACAATTCCAAATCTGCTTTTGAGTTGAATCCTTTACTCAGACCTTTGGAAAATGCACCACCTAAATCAATAACAGAACTTCTCCTAACGATGCAAATATGAGTTGCCATTGATTGTATCTGTGTTCCACCTATATATGCTGCAAATGCTGCAATACCTTTGCTCTGGCTTGAAACAGGCTTTATCTCTGCCCACATAGATCCAATGGACTCATATGCTCTTACAAATCCTGCATTACCATCATCAACATCTTGAATCGGCAATTTGATTTGTATCCTTTCTCTCAGTCTATTTGCTAGGAAAGTCATATTGATATAATCCTATAGCTATTCATAAGCGTTTTTGCAATATCAGGTGGATCTTCCAGTGGCACTCTGTTCTCATAAATAATAGCAATCCAAACCATCATTGCTTCCTTGATTGGGCCTGGTATTGAATCTGCATCTGTATATCCAGTCACATACTCAACTTTGTAACCTCCATAACCTCTATCACTATTTGTAGGAGGAGTACCATCCTGTCTGATCCTTATCCAACCTTCATTTTTACCAGCAATTACATAATAGTTGCTGTCTTCATATGTAGTCTCTGCATCATCTTCATCTAGTGTAACAATACTACTGACAGAAACAATGGGTGGCCTTGGCAGATATACTCCATCTTCAGGCCACTGATCCATCACCAACTTCCAAGTTTGTGGCATTAATGATCTGCCCAAATACTCTTCAGTTGCCTTTCTCACTGCAGTAATAAGACCACTCAAAAATGAATTCTCAGATGATCCATCAATTCTTGAATATGTTTTTACTTCTGACAATGTAATTGGCTCATCTGTAGGCTCAGTCTTCAATTCCCATACAAAATTGGAATTAATTACTGGAGTTGCATTTGGGTCTAGTGCCATTATTTATACCGTTGAAAGAATGTTTCTACCAATTTGTCCTTAGATACATTGAAAAACTTATCACCAAAATCAACTCCATTCTTCTTTGCCAAAGCTCTCACACCTTTTGAATTCAATCCTTCAAAGTCACCAATTGAAGCTCTTTTTGGTGGTTCTTTGACAGCCCTTTTTGGAGCAATGCTGATTGACTTATTGATTGGTGCTCCTGCCACACTCTTTTCTTGTTTTCTTAATAATTGAGTTGGCACTTTATAGTCCTCAGCAACCTTAATTTGATTGACAAATACATCATACAGATTCTCTGAAACTGGTATCTCATCAGATGGGTACATAACACCTTTTAAGTATTTATGCACAACCAATCCATCTGGTGAACCAGAGACAGTTTCAAGCATTTTAATCCTTTTCATACTGTCTCCAAATTTTATTCTTCACAAAGAACATCACTGTGATATCCTACAACTGACCATTCATCATCTTGGAATGATTTCAACCTAATCCAAGCTGTTGATCCAGAAGAGTTGTGAAGGGTTACAGAGTCTAGTGCTGATCCATACAGACCAACATATGAACAACCAGAGAAAGTAATTGTCACTTCACCTGATATTGTAGAACCACGATGTAGTTGAATAAGAACTTCTTCACCAGCAATAACTCCAGATGTCATCGCAAATGCACCTACAGTCATAGTTGATGTCATAGAAAGCACAATTAAACCAGCACTTCCAGGATAGTTTACAACTGA